CTGGCACTCGATCAGCGATCGCCGGATCAAAGTATCCACGATCCACAATCCGGGCGCAGAACTCAAAATCAGTATCCACGCGAGTGCCTTGCTGCGTGTAGCACTGGCAAACAGTTGGAACGCCGTTGACAACAGCAGCTGACATGCGACCAAAGTTGCGTCGATAAACAGCGTCGTCGCTGCTGCTCATGCAGTACAGCCGCGGATAGGCTTTCGGCTGCGTAAGTGCGTCATAAATCGGCGCAGACGCAGGCAGTTGCTCGATGCGAGGCGCACGCGCCTGGACGTACTCAGCCTTAGTAACAGGCGTGCCTACGGAGCTCATTCCCGGGCCTGCAATACTTGGCAGCACCGATCGAGCGGTTTCAGTGACCTGCGACACCAGGCCAGCTTCGGAAGCAACAGGTT